GAGCGCAGAAAACTATGGGAGAAAGCCAAAGAACGCAGGCTCCGAAACGCTGTATCGCAGCCTGGTCAGAGCTGACCTCATCGCCTTCACGGAACATCTCGGATACGTGAATGCGCCCTTCCATGAACTAATCTACAAGATTCTTCAGGATCGACGCGTCAGACGCGGCATCATCATTCTACCTCCAGGCCACGGCAAATCCACCAGTTCGACAATTAACTATCCGCTATGGCGGATTGGAAACAATCCTGACTTACGCTTCCTCATTGCAAGTCATACCGCAGATTTCGTGGCGTCCTTCGTTCGCGAGATCAAAGGCTGGATGGTCCATCCGCGATACATCGAGATCTTCGGAGACCTCAAACCATTCCATCCCAGCAAATGGTCACAACATGAAATCATTGTCTCCCGCTCCCCGACTGCTCTTCCGCAGAAAGATCCGTCTATCACGGCCATCGGCGTCGAGCAAGCCATCATCGGACGCCGCGTCGACGAAATCATCTGTGATGACATCGTAGACGAGGACTGGGCGAACAGCGAATCGCTGCGAGACCGACTGCGAACATGGTTCAAGAAGGAACTGCTCGAAAGGCTCGAACCCGACGGTCGTCTCTTTGTCGTAGGCACAAGATGGAGCTACCTCGACCGCTACGCAGAGCTCCTCGAGGAATGGGACGCGAAATGGCCGCAAGTATCATCAGACGGATGCACCCAGCTCGTGCTCCCCGCGATAGACGAGGCCAATAACGTCCTATGGGATGCGAGATGGCCGCTGACCACGCTTCTGTCGAAGAAGGCAGAAGTCGGCCCGATAATGTGGAGCGCACAGTACCTCCACAATCCTAGCCCGATCGAAGGAACCGAACTCAAGAAAGAATGGCTCCACTATTGGGATCCTGCAATCGACGATCCAGCGAAGAAAATCCACACCCTGCCAAGCCGCGCCGACCTACTCCTCTTCCAAGGATGGGATCTCGGAATCAGCGAAGCCACGACCGCCAATCCCACCGTAGGCTTGACGTTGGGCATCTCCAGGGAAGGCCGAACCTTTGTCCTCGACTACGAGAGGAAGCAACTGGACTTTCCAGCTCAGGTTGCGGCGGTCGAAAGCCTGGCGCTTGCATGGAAGCCTGAGAAGATCGGGATCGAAGCCGTTGCCTACCAGAAGGCTCTTCCCCAATGGGTTAAGCGCGGGCTATTCCCCGTCGTTCCGATCGAGCAGACTCGGAATAAGGATTTGAGGATCCTCGGCCTCGCGCCCTATTTCCAGAATGGCACGATCTGTATCGCGCGAACTGGCCAAGACGAGCTCTTGATGGAGTATCTGCAATTTCCGAAAGGCCGCAAGGACACTCTGGACGCGCTCGAAATCGCCTTTCGCATCACCAGATCCCACTTGGCTCCTGGCGCCGCACTCTTCGAGCCTCCTTCCGCCTACGATGATCTGCTGCGACGTCGGGACGAAGACAGTGAATTCTTCCTACGCGGTTCAAGGTGAATCGGTTGAGTAAATCGAGCGTCTCAGACAAGATCCGTCTTAGTCTAGTACGGATGCTCGCTAGCTCCAAGGTTCTGTCCCTGCTCGAGGAGGAGCTCTTCAAGGGCCGCGGCGTAATCAGCCGATATATGTTCATGCCTGGCCCAGTACTTCGCGAACCAGAATGGAACCTTGAGCTCCTCCAGGATATCTGCGATCAGAGTTTCGTCATGGAGATGATCACACGGACGCTGACGCAAGAAGTCGCTAGACCAGGACTCGAGATCAAGCCCCGCTTCGTTCACAAATGCTCGAAATGCGGAAGCGAATACCAATCGGAGATCAAGGAATGCCAGGAATGCAAAGGCACAGAATTCCGCGGCCCCGCTCCCAGCGAACGCAAAGTCCTCGACGAGATCTTGAAGCGACCAAACGCTACTGATGATTGGGACCGCATCATACGCACGATCGTAGAGGACGACCTGAAACTAGGCAACTGGTGGCTGAGCGTCACCTACCAGGACGTCCTCGATCCCGAGACAAAGAAGATCGAGAAGAAAGTCTCCGAGATCTACGTTGAGGATCCACGCTGGCTCAGAATCGTCGCTGACGAGAAAGGGCGCATCCGCTCCGATCAATACTTCTGCCCGAAATGCTACCAGAAGGACGTCCACTATACGCTGAAGCCCGAAGAGATCGAAAGCGGGGAGACGCCGAGGTGTCCGATCTGCCAGGGCCCGCTCACCATGGCAGGGTATCTCCAGGAAGTCCATGGCGAGATCCGTTCGCGCTGGGGCGTCGACGAGATGATCCACGGGTCCTCGACCCAGCGTCTGCCCGAGCTCTACGGCCGCCCGAGGCCGCTGAGTGTCTGGAAATGGCTGATCATGCTCCGCATGATGCTGGACTATAACACTGAGATCTACAGCACGGGCTACGTCAGCGGCTTCCTCGTCTTCGAAGGCCTCGACCAGGGCCATGTGAACTCGATCAAGGCGCAGATCGAGAAAGATATCGAAGCAAAGCAGATCATCGACCCAGTCACAGGCGAAATGCGTCCTTCGCTCCGCGTCCGACAAGCCTGGATCGGCACGGGCGCGCTTGGAGAGAAACCTCTCAAGGCCGAATTCATCGAATCCATGCCTGACCCAGAGGAGATGCAAAGCCTCGACTGGTTCAAGTTCGGCATCGAGAAAGTCACAAGCGTCTTCGGCGTCACACCAGTCTTCGTCAGCATAATCGAGAGTGGACGCGCGGGCAATAACCCACGCATGCAACTCGACGTCCAGAACCGCACTATACAGGAGATCCAGCGCAGCGTCGTCTCCGCGTTGAATCATCAACTGCTCGAACGTTTGAAGATCTACGATTGGGAGCTTACGTTCAAGGATATCGAGCTACGAGACGAACTCCGCCAAGTACAGATCCATGAGATACGGGCCCGCGCCGCAGAAAGATGGCTCGCGGGAGGGTTCCAGGTCAAGATCGACCCCAACACAGGTGACCTTATCGTCAGTGGCGAAGGGAAACCGCCCGCCGAATCTCCGCCTGAGGCCCGAGGAGTTCCAGGGCCCCACATCTCCGAAGAGAGCGGAGCCATCTTGGAGAAGAGCCGTTTTTTCTCTAAGGCGAAGCCCACGATTCCAGGAGGACCCGAACACACCGAGCCAGATTGGACGCGTCTCGCAATCAAAGAGGAACGCAGCCTCGCAAGAAAGCTTCGCGCGATACTTCTCCACTACCGAGATCGGCAGATCACCCGCGAGGGGGCCCTGAAGCTCGGAGAGGAGACCATAACGAAACACCGACCGACCCTTGAGGAGATCGCCCTCACGAAATATAATCAGATGCTCAGGCGCATGCTCCCCGCTCGTGAACGCCGTGGGTTCGAATCCCTCAAGGAGCTTCCGCCTGAAGCGTTGAGGCGAATAACCGCGGTACTTGAGGGAGCTCTCATAGATTTCCGATCAATCCTGGGAGACGCCCAAAGCCAAGCCTAGACTTCAGTGAGAAGCTCCTAAACGTTGCCGATCAGAATACTCGTCCAGGAAGTCACCAAACTATTCTGCGAGACATGCCAGATCGGCGTAATGCCAAATACGACGGGGTACCCGCTCACACAGCGCATCGTCGATCAGTTTCTCACACATCACCAGGATCATCGCCTAGGCATCGAAGCGAGATCGCGTCTGCGAGATCGAGAATGATGATCCAAGATGCCGATCGAGGAATTCTGGCGGACCCTCCAGGGCCTACTCGCTCGCCTCTCGGACCTCGCTCATCATTTCACATGGTCTACAGTGAATACCGCGGTCCGTGAAACCGTCACAGTCGTCGAAGCCGAAAGGCCTCCCGAGGAAAGGCGACGGATCCTCTGGGTCACGATGGCCGATGAGACGGTCTGTACCGTCTGCGAGGAGAACGAGGACGAGTACGAGCTCGATGAGCCGCTGCCTGAGATGCCTGCGCATGTGATGTGCCGCTGCCATTGGGAGATTGCGGAGTGAAGCCCTGACAGGGGGTTCGCTCGGAATGGGCGGCTTCTTAATTCTCTCAAAATGACGGGTGAGAGATGGGGAGGTGAGTTGTTGTTGAAAATCAAAGTTGTCGTTAGCGGAAAGGACATCGTCTACTCAAGCCATAATCGGCTTGAAGTCATCAACAAAGCCGACGGTACACTCGTTGTGA